GCATCCACAATCTTAACTTTGACAGAAGATTCTAAGAATGCAAGACTTTGCAACGCAAGATATACACAAGTAAGAGATAGCGTATTCAGATCACATCCATGGAATTGTTTACAAAAAAGAATTCAACTTGCTGCAGATACTGATACTCCTGCATGGGGATTTACAAAACAATATACTTTACCTGCAGATTGTTTAAGAGTTTTAACAATACTTGATTATGATGCAGACTATAAAGTTGAAGGTAGAAAAATTTTAACTGATAACTCTACCATGAAAATACTTTACATTTCAAGAGATGAAGATCCAAATCAATATGATGAATTATTAAGAGAAACTTTATCAGCTGCTTTAGCAGCAGACATCGCTTATGCAGTTACAAGTTCTAATCCAACTGCTACAAATATGTTTAATCTATTTCAAAGTAAATTAAAAGAAGCTAGATTTGTAGATTCAACAGAAGGTCAAAACTTATCTCCAGATAAAGGAATGGCAGACGTTATAGGAGCTGATACATTTATTAACTCAAGGTTTTAATAATGGCTAGAGTTGCTGTTCAATTGACAAACTTCACAGGTGGTGAATTATCACCAAGACTCGATGGTCGTAATGATTTAGCTAAATACCCTACAGGATTAAAAACATTAGAAAACTTTGTAGTGTTTCCACATGGTAGTGCTGCAAGAAGATCTGGTACACAGTTTGTTGCAGAAGTAAAAGATAGTTCGGCTAAAACAAGATTAATTCCTTTTGAATTTTCTACAACACAAACTTACATGATGGAGTTTGGAAATCAATATATAAGATTTTATAAAGACAATGGTCAAATATTAGAATCAAATGTTACAATCAGTGGAGCAACACAAGCTAATCCAGTAGTAGTAACTGCAACAGGTCATAGCTATGATAATGGTGATGAGATTAGTATTACTGGTGTTGCAGGTATGACAGAACTAAATAATAAAAGATATTTAGTTGCAAACAAAACAACTAATACATTTCAAATTACAAATGTTGATGGAACAAATATAAATGGTACAGGATTTACTGCTTATACTTCTGGTGGTGTAGCAAATAGAGTTTACGAAATAGCAACTCCATATTTAACTGCAGAATTATTTGATTTAAAGTTTGCACAATCTGCAGACGTTATGTATATCACACATCCAAATCATGAAGTTGAAAAGCTATCAAGATCTGGTCATACATCTTGGACTCTAACAGATGTAGACTTTACTGATGGTCCATATCTAGATGACAATATTACAACAACAACATTAAATCCTGGTTCTTCTGCTGTTGGAACAGGAGTAGCAGTTGTAGCTTCTTCGACCACAGGTATTAATGGAGATACAGGATTTCAAGCAACAGATGTTGGAAGATTAATTAGATTTAGAGATGGTTACATGAAAGTAACCGCTAGAGCTGATACAACAAATATTACAGTAGAGATTATAGAAGACTTAGGTTCAGCAACTGCTTCTACTGATTTTGCTTTAGGTGCATTTTCAGATACCACAGGTCATCCTTCTTGTGTAACCTTCTTTGAACAAAGATTAGTTTTTGCAGCAACACTCAATAATCCACAAACAATTTATTTTTCAAAGTCTGGTGATTATGAAAATATGAATGAAAACAGGGGTGGTACTGTAGCAAATGATGATGCAATTATTTATACAATCGCATCAAACCAAGTAAACGCAATTCGTTTCATGACCGCTACAAGAACTTTAATTATTGGTACTGCAGGTGGTGAGTTTGCAGTTAGTGGTGGTGGTACAGATGTTGCAATCACACCTACTAATATTTTAATTAAAAAACAATCTAACCATGGTGCTGCAAATGTAGATGCTATTCCTGCAGGTAATGCTACTTTGTTTTTACAAAGAGCAAAAAGAAAACTAAGAGAACTTGCTTATAACTTTGATGTTGATGGTTATGTATCTCCAGATCTTACCATCCTTGCCGAGCACATTACCGAAGGTGGATTAACACAAATATCATATCAACAAGAACCTAATCAAATTATATGGGGTGTAAGAAATGATGGTGAGTTAGTAGGTTTAACTTATCAAAGAGAACAACAAGTAGTTGCTTGGCATAGACATATTTTTGGCGGTGCATTTGGAAGTGGTAATTCAGTTTGCGAAAGTGTTGCAACAATACCTACAGATAGTTCTGAATATCAAACTTATGTTATTGTAAAAAGAACAATTAATAGTGTTACTAGAAGATATGTAGAATACATTAATAATTATGATTTCGATGAAACAGATGACACAACATTTAATTTTTTAGATTCACAATTAGAATACAGTGGAAGCGCAGCAACAACTATATCTGGATTAGATCATCTTGAAGGTCAAACAGTTTCTGTATTAGCTGATGGTTCTACACATCCAAACAAAACTGTTACTTCTGGTAGCATAACTTTAGATCGATCTGCAACTAAAGTTAAAGTTGGATTAGGATATACATCTTTATTACAAACAATGAGATTAGATGCCGGTTCTCAAGACGGCACATCTCAAGGTAAAACTAAAAGAATATTTGATATTACAATAAGACTTTATGAATCTATTGGTGTGGAGGTTGGACCAGACTTATCTAACATGGAACGTATTCCATTTAGATCTTCAGCTGACGCTATGGATAGTGGATTAGGAGTCTTTACAGGAGACAAAGAAGTGGAGTTTAGAGGTAATTATGAAACTGATGGGTTTATCTTTGTAAGACAAACTCAACCTTTACCTTTAACGATTTTATCGTTATATCCTAGACTTCAGACAAATGATGGATAATATACTACATATTGTGCCATATGAAGGAAAACATGGTAGATATATATTATCTAATCAAATGAATCATCCTCTAATGGATGAGGATGCAAAGTTTGATGGAGATGCAATGAATTTAGAACAAAGAGGATTAGCTTATACTTGTATGATTAATAATGAACCTGTAGCTGCTGCTGGAATGAAAATGATTTGGAGTGGTGTTGCAGAAGGTTGGGTTATTGCAACTAATAAAATTTGGGATCATCCTTTGCTTGTTGCCAAAGCGATAAAAAAAAATTTTGCACGACTAGCAAAAGAAAATAATATCAAAAGAGTTCAAACTGCTGTAAGACAAGATTACGACACAGGTATAAAATTTGCTGAGTGGTTAGGATTGGAGAATGAAGGCTTAATGAGAAACTTTGGATTTGATGGTTCACATCAATATAGATATGCGAGGATATTTTAATGGGTTGGGTAGCACCAGTAGCATCAGCAGTTACAGCAGTTACGGCAGTAGCCGCAGCTGAAAATGCTAGTGCTGCAGGTAAATTTAATCAAGATGTAGCAAATAGAAATGCTACAATAAAAGAAAATGAAGCTGTCATTGTTGAACAGAATAAAGAATTAGCTTTAGCTAAGTTTGATAAATCATTTGAAAAGTTAGAAGGTCAAACTAAAACCGCAGTATTATTTTCTGGTGCAGAAATGTCTGGTTCTGGGTTAAGAATAATGAGACAAAATGCAGAAGAAGCAGAATTAGAAAGAGAAATTATTGCATATAATTTTAACATTGAGAAACAAAGAAAGTTTGAAGAAGCTAACTTTGCAAGAATGGGAGGAACTATAGCAAGAAATCAAGCTAGATCTGCGGAACTAGGATACTATGCTCAAGCATCAACTAGCTTATTAAGAGGATTTGGTTAATGCCTAAAATACCTACATACACATCTACTGGAGCAACTACTGATAAAGGAATAGGAGTTACAACTAATATTCAAATATCTCCTACTTCATCTGCTGCTGCAGCTTTAATACCTGCGTTAGATCAACTTACTACATACGGAATAAAGAAAAGAGATGTATCAGAAAAAATAGAAGCTAACAAAAAAGTTTTTGAAATGAAAGGTGAGTTAGATAAATTCATGAATTCTGAAAAAGAAAATATGAATGAAGATAATGCAATAAGTAATTTTCAAACTAAATATAAAGAATTTGTAGATAACCAATTATCTTTAGTTACAAATAATAGAGTTAAAGAAAGAATTAAACAAGGTTTAGATATAGAGTATGGACAATATATTTATAATATAAAAAAAAATTCTTTTGCAGCATTAGAAGCAAATGCAGTAGAAGATATTAATAATAATATAACTTCTTTAACTTCTAAATACGCATCGACAGATGATGTTCAATTAAAATCAAAATATAAAACTGATGCTGAAAATAAGATAAAACAATTTGCTATAGACTTTGAATTACCTCAAAATGTATTAGAGAAAAAATTACAAGCATTAGATAAAAAATTTATATTGGCAGATATGAATCAATTTGCTGGTTCTCCAAATGGAGCAGAAGCTATTAAATTATCAGATAATGCTTATGGTGGAGAAAAAACTTTAAACAATTTAGAATTTGGGTCTGGTGTTTTTAATGCTTATACTTCTGCAATTTCAGAAATAACAATAAAAGGCGATCCTAATTCTGATTACGATCAAGCGTTAGAGTTGATTGATGAACTTAGATCATTTGAAAGAGATAATGGTTATAAAGTAAACACTGGTTCTTTAGCTGTTAAGATTGATGATTTAGAACAAAAAATTTTAACAGAAAAAATTACTCATGATAAAAACATGAAAACTTTATCTGTTGATAAAGAACTAAATAAATTTACTAAAAGTTTAGAAGGAGATATTACAAAAGCAGTATCTGGTTCAATCTTTGATCCTTTTAAAAGTATAGAAAATGAAATTGCTGCAACAAAAGCAGTTGATGAATTTAATCAAAAAATAAAAATTTATGTTGCTTTAAATCCAGATGCTACTCTGTCTGAAAAAAAAGCGTATGCAACAAATCAAGCGATAGTAATTTCATCTAAATATGAAGATATGAACATTGGAAAAATATCAGAATTTGATACATCTAGTGAATCAGATATTGTAACTAAATATAATACAGTAGTATCAGATATACAGTTGTATAAAGACGGAAAACTACCACCATTTAGAATAAAAGAATATGAAGATTTAGCTACAGCTAATGGATATAGAGGTGACGTTGTAGCTTTTTGGAATGATTACTTACCAATATTAGCATCAAAAATAAATCAAGGAGAGTAGATGGCTACTGAGCTTTCCAAAGATATTTTATCTATATTAGATAATCACAATGCAGAAACTGTAAAGATAAAACCTGTTGATTCTGGTTTGGTAAAAGAACCAGATGAAAAAAATTCAAACTATTGGAAGATAGCATCCGACATGGCGTTATCTGTTCCTCAAGGAATTGTTAATTCAATAGAAGAACAAGGTGATTTTTTAGATGAAAACATTGTTTCATTGGGTGGTATAGAATTTGGTGATAAGGATGGTAAGTTATCATTTAAAGATTTTATACCAAGATATATCACACCAGAAAAATGGAAAGCAGAAAACTATTCTGAAAAAAGACAACTACCTATATTTCATAAACCAGAAACTTTAGCAGGTAATATGACAGAGGGAATATCAAGATTCCTTACTGGCTTTGCAGGACCAGCTAAATTTTTAAAAGGTGTAGGTATGGGAGGTACAACATTCAAAGCTGCATCAAGAGCTTTGATTGCTGGAGGTTATTCTGATCTTACTGTCTTTGATCCTACAGAGGGAAGATTATCAGATATGTTAATTGAATTTGACTCACCTGTTTTAAATAATGCGGTTACTCAATATCTTTCAACAGATGAAAACGATACAGAAATGGAAGGTAGATTAAAAAATGTTCTTGAAGGTATGGCTTTAGGTCTTTTAACTGAATCAATATTCATAGGAATAAAGTCATGGAAAAAAATGAAAAGAACAAACAACTTAGATGAAAGAGCTAAGATACAAGAGAAAGCAAATAAATTAATTACAAAATCTAAAAAAGGTGGAAAGAAATCTAAAGAACTTAGAAAATTTAATTTAGAAGGTAATGATGGTATTAATGTAAAAGAAGCTGTTAAGACAATAGTTAAATCAAAAGAGACAGCAAAAAAAGATGCTGAACTATGGTTATCAAAAATATTAAACACCAAATCATTTAAAAGTGGCAGACAAGTTTTACATACTATTGATAATATAGTTGATAATGGATTTGATGATATTACAAAAGAGTTTTTAGAGAATGATAAATTAGCAAATGATATTGCATTAGAACTTGCAGAGATTGCAGGTAGAGATCAAAAAGAAGTTTTAAAATCAATTATAAAAGATGGAGTAAGATCTAAAGATGGTGTTGTTAGAATGCTTACAACAAAAATGTTTTTACAACAATTAGGTGATGATTTTATAAAAATATCTACAAAATATTTAGATGAGTTTGGAGAGAATGCTGACAAATGGAGTAAAGCAGCTAGAGAA